TCTTGGTAAAGTTGTCGGTGAATCTGTTGAAACAGTCAACATACAAGCTCCAGAACTTGCAATTCGCATAGAACCTAAGCAATGAAGATTTAGAGAATATATTTAAGTTCCTCGGCATCAGCATATTGTGTAACATTTTTGTAACACTTCCCCCCTATGTTACAGATTGTTAAGATATTGATATCACTTGACATAACTTGATAGATGTTTGCTATTATATAGATATGGAGAAGGTATAAAAACTTTTTTCACTAACAAAAACCGCACCATAAAAAAATTGAATATGAAAAAAAATGAGACTCTATTAGTTAATAGAGATTTCGCTGAGTCTTGTTGGGCTTTAGGGCTCGAAGCTTTAGACACAGATCAAGAAGGAGTTTTCGAGCTTAGACAATCCGATTTTATCTGGTTAAGACTTCAAGGATACTTAAGACACTTAAGCCCCGAAGACTGGAAACCATAATAAATTTAGAGTACTCTCTAAGCTTCTCTAAAGGGTAGTAAATAAGTTTAATTACATTTACTACCTTATTCTTAAACAGTCTCTTACAGACTGACACTAACTAAACACAACAAAATTATTAATTACCATCATGAAATTTTATTTAATTTTTATTATTTTTGTAACTTTTCTATTGAGTAGTTGGGGAAATGATCACCCTATAAAAAATGGAAGGTTAAACGAACGAAATCAGGTTATACAAACTTTAATAAATGACATATAATGATATCATTAAAAGATTCTCTCAAGGTTTAAACACCTTGATAGAGTCTTTAAGACTCTTATTAAAATTTATTTTATTAATTACTTATGAATAACGAACTAGCAAACCAACTACAAGAAGCCAAAGAAGTTTTACAAGCTATCGAAGAGATTCCTACTGATAAGTTTTTAAGTTGTGAAGAATACAACACAGTATTATTAGCAATGTTAAAAGATTCTTATGAGTACAACAAAAATAAAGATGCTATTAATTTAATTTTAAATAAATTATTTAATGTATCTATAATTGAAGTTGAAAAACTTTTAACAGTACAAGAAATTAAAAAAGAACAAGAGAGAAGAATTGAAGAAATAAGTAAACCCTTAACAAATAAGCCAACGATAACTAACTCTTAATTGAGTTAGTTTATTTTATTTATTAAATTAATTAATTATGAAAACAATTAAAGATTTAAAAAACTATGTTAAAAGCACCTCAAGATATTTAGTTAAAGATTATATTGATCCTATGTGTTTTTATCAATCAGAGTATAATTTATTAATGGAAGAAAGGAACAAAGTTAAAAAGAGATCAAAACAAATATATAAAGAGTTTAAAGATATTTTAGATAATGATAATTTACCTTTAATAGTTGGTAATTATGGAAGTAGTGGAAGATTAGTTATTAAAGAAAATAAAATACAATATAAACCTAATCAAGATGAGAGAGCCGAAATACACAATCATTTAAGAGCATATCTTGAAACAAATTATAAATAATAATTTTATAAAGGTATCTAATAGAGATATCTTTATAAAACTATTTTTTATTAAATAGTTTTAATCGTACCTTATTTTATTAATTAATTATGAATTCAAAAACTAAAAAATTAATTATTGAAAGTTTAAACTTCAATAATAAAAACTTAAAAGATGAGACTAAAAAAGATATTAAATTTATTAGAGATCACATACAAGTTATTAGAGGTTAATTATGAATGTTTTAACAGTAGGCAAAAATTTTGGTGATTTTAAAACAAAAACTGAAATTTTAGACCATTATAAATCTAATAAAGATTTTAGAAATTTAAGTCCCCTGGTTAATGGTGCTTATGTGAATAAAAAGGATGCTAAAAGGTTTAAAGTATCTAATTTAAATGTAAGATATAAAAACTTAACTAAAATAGCAGTAATAGACGTTAATAAAGATAAGTTTGTATAAAACATTTATTTGATACTTACTTTAAAAGCATTTTAATTAATGCTTTTAATGAAAGTATTTATTACTTTCAACTTTAACTTATTTAAATTAATTAAAAATGAATAAAAGACTTAAAAAGCTTTTTAAAGCTTATGACGGTAATTTATTGAATTATTTTGCAGGTTTAACACCGGAAGAGAGTAAAAAATTTAATGAATTAAAAAAGAAGATTAAAAATAAAAAATAATTTATAACCATGAAAAAAAACTCTAATGGAAGAGTTTTATATGAAGGTTTAAGTCCAATAAATAAAAAAAGATATGCGGTTATTGTTACGGGTTTTAATGCTCAAACTAGTAATAAAAAAACCGGCAATATGTATCAAACTTGGATATTAAATCAAGATATAAAACCTAACGAAGCATTTAAAAATAAAGAGTATGGAGAGACAGTGTGTGGTAACTGTCCACATAGTGGATGGAATCAAAACTCATGTTATGTTAAATGGTTTCATGCTCCCTTGAATGTTTGGAAAGCATACAAAAATAATAGATATGAATGTTTTGATGGTAATTATGAGATATTTAAAAATAAGAGTATACGTTTTGGAAGTGCAGGAGATCCTGTGTTGATTCCGATTGATATTGTAAAAAATATTATAAAGGTAGCAAAAAATCATACTGGTTATACTCATATGTGGAGAAATAATTTTGCATTACCTTATAAAGGTTTATTTCAAGCCAGTGTTGACAGTTTTCAAGAATATTTACAGGCAAGTTCACTTGGCTTTAATTGTTTCTTGGTTAAACATGAGAGTGTAAATGATCCTAAGGGCTTTATACACTGCCCTGCTAGCATAGAATCAGGTCAAAAAACATCATGTAATATATGCTCTTTATGTGATGGTAATACCGGTAATGTGGTTATTAATGCTCATGGTAATACCAAGAATAATGTACTAGCCAAGGTATAAATAAAAAAAGATATAAAAATAAAAATTTAAATAATATATCGTAGTCAATATTTTGATTAATGAATGAATGATTATTGTTGTTCATGAATGAATCGAATTCGATAGAGTCATGAATGTTGTGATCATGAATAAAGGTCTTAATATTTGACATGAATGATATACATAAGCATATATTTATGATATCATATATACATAATTTATTAAATTAATTAATCATGAATGAAACAAAAACAACCAATGAATCTAAAAAAGAAAAATGGATTAAAGCTGAACATGATAAAGCTGTACAGATACATTGGGATAACATCGATAGAATTAAAAAGTTAAAAGATGAACAATCTACAAAAATATATAGGATTTATTCTTATCAAATTGGACGTAACAAACTTATGAATCAAGCTAAAGATAAATATGAATTATCTATTGAATCAATTAGAAAACAACAATTAGAACATTGTATTGAAGTAGCAGAATTACAGAAAGAGATTGATAAGAATCCCTTTGAAAAGTCTGTTGAAACTATGAGAAAAAACAGTAATGAAGAAATGCTGTCAAAAAAACATGACAGGTTATTTAATAAAAATAAAAAAGCTAAAGAGGTAGATAATGGTTAAAGAAAATCCTAATAAAGAATCATGTAAAGAAAGAATGAAAGAGCTTATTAGAGTTAGAAAACTCAATAGGAATCAAGTAGTCAAAAGATGCATGAGAGAGTTTGATGACGTTCATAAATCAACTTTTTATGGTTGGTATGATGAGGTCATCAATGAGCCTGATATAGTCTCTTGGGAATCAGAAAGAAGAGCAGATGTGATAAGTGAATATCAAATTAAACTGGATCTTGTAGAGAGAATGTTTAATCGAAATATGGAACAATACGATAAGTATTGTGATGATTATGAAGAGA